GTCTTGCAGGAATGTTGGGCGAATGAACGTACTAAGATACATAGAAAAAGTGAAAGAGATGTACGAGGGTGAAAGAATCACGGCCCAGGAACCACGGAACATGTACGCAGGTGGTCAGTTAGTACGAAACACGGTTGACGGATCACGGCCCGGATATAATGGAAAACCACATGGTAAATTAATACAAAAATCAGAATTAAATAAAGCTGCTAAATATTTCTTTGAAAAAGGAGAAATATCTTCTCCGATATTTGATGAGTTAAACGTAGGTCCTTATAAAAATACTAAAAATGAATGGAGAAAGGTATATGACAAAGTGCGCTCTGCGGGGGGTAAATTTAAAATTAAAACACAATCATCTGAGTTTTCAGCAACAGATCAAGCTAAAATTAAAAAAGTTTATCCTGAAGCCAAGTTTACAACAAAACATACGTATGGATTTTCACCCGATCATCCTAAATATCAGGATGTATGGGAATTTGTAAATAAAAGAAATTTTAAAGCTCCTTATGAAGGTGGTATGTTTAAAAGTTTACCTAAATATGCACAACAAGAATTAATAGAAGCTTTTCCAGAAGTAGATTTTAATTTTGATAGATCAGTTACAAGAAAAACAGCTGTAGACATAACAGGGGCTAAACCTGTTATTTCAACTAAAGGTAGTCTATATAGTAAATATGGTGTTCTTGTATCTCATCCAAAGTATGACAAGATAGCTAAATATTTTGCTAAAACTAAACCATGGAAATATAAATTTGATTTAAGAAGTTCTAGTGGTTGGATGCTACAACAAATAGAAAGAGCAGTAGCTCAAGGTAATACACAATATGAAATTTTAACTGAAAAAGGTGGTCCTATTAAAAAAGGAAATGCAATGACAGGGTTTAAAGATTTAAAAACAGAAAAGTCGTATAATATGAAAACTATTGTTAATCACCCTGATTTTGATAATACAAGAAAATATTGGAACATAGCTGATAAAACTTCTAAAAAATATTTAAATCAATTTGATAACCTAGCTACATTATTACCCGAAGGATTTGATCCTAAAAGAATTCAAGTAAATGATCTGTTACAATTTATTAGTGATAAGGATGGTATTAAAGGATTGAATAGAGCTAAAAGAGCAATTCAATTGCACCATGAGCGTGGTGTTAAATTCGGAACAACTAAAAACTATCAATTACTTAGACAGGATTTAAACATGTTGGCCAATACAGCCAATAACTTAATTAAAAAAGGTGGTTTATCAAATATAGAAAAAGGTTCAGCTGAGGCATTAGCAAAAGGTGTGAGATTAAATGTTGAAGGAGTACAATATGGCCCCGAAAAAGTTTCTGCAAGAGGAGATATAAAAAGTATTATTTCTCAAGCTGAAACTGAAATGCAAAAGTTTACTAAAAAAGATTGGAATAAATTTAGTAGTTTATTAGAAAACTTAGGGTGCCCTGGCAAAGCTTCAGGAGGCAGAGTTGGATTTCAGGGCGGAACTAATTGTGCGGTTAAAGGAAGATATCTTGCAACTAAATTACTAGGAAGCGGAACAGCAAACACTGAACAAAAACAAATTTTAAAAGAAATCCTGAGAATGGGATCAGGTTTGATGAGAGGTGCAGGACAAATGTTAAATCCAAAAGAATTTTTCAGACTAAGAAATCTAGTTGGACCAGGAGCGTGGGCCGCGATGGGTGCTTTTGAAGCAGGTATAATTGGTTATGAGACGATTAATAATAACACTCCTCTTAATGAAGTATTGAGTGATAACTGGGTGACAGGTTGGGCGATGCCTTGGACTAAAAAAGAAGCTCAGATTAAAAATTTAGAGAAAGCAAATATTTCTGGTAGCCCTGCTATGAAAAATTATATGGAACGAGTAAAAGTAATGGCGGAGTATGAAAGAGGGCACAAAAATTTAAACACAATGAAAACTATGAATGTGCCAGAAGAACATATTACAAATCAACAAACAAAACTTGATAAATTATTAGGTGATTGGACTGTACTTACAAAACTTTCAACGGTGAAAAGAGATGGTAAAAATTATCCAATAGAAGGTGGAGAAATTGAATTTCAAAAAGCTGTAAGTGACATGGCAGGAGAGAGAAAGGCGGGACATTATGATCCTTCTGATCTAAGAAATATCAATGAATATGGTTATGCAGATGTAGGTGAGTCTGCTTTTAAAGGTCTTCCTCTTATAGGCGACTGGTTTAAACAAGGAACTCCTTTAAAAGCAAAGGAAACAAAAAGACCTATTTATGATCTTCCACCATCTATTACAGGTAAAAAAGATTTTGAAGATAACGTTGCTTACTATCAAGGAAAAACTCCTTTTAAAGGGGACACACTAACTTTAGCAAAACCAAAACGTACTTATACACTTAAAGATTTTACACAATCTGATTATAGAACAGCAACTACAACACCTCTTGATGCAGATACTTTACAAACGTATGCAGAGAATTTAAGAAATATAGGTTTGTTAGAACCTAGAGGAGAATTACCACAATGGTATATAGACATGGTTCAAAAAAATGAAAAATGGCGTCAGTTATTTGAACAATCTCCAACTGGATTACATGGAGCTAGATTTGCAACCGGCGGTCTAGCCAATCTAACAAGAACCGTGGCCCCTGATTCGGGGCCCATGTCACAAGGCTTGGCTTATCTAAAAAAATATGGTAATATTTAACAGGAGTATAAATGGCAGACATAGATAAATCGCTCCCGAACGTTCGACACGAAATTAAAATTCCGCCCGCGCAGGCGCCAACCGATGTCGACATTACGGAGCAACAACCACAACAACCTGTAGAAGTAACCCCCGATGAAGAAGGAGGTGCTACAGTTAATTTTGAACCGAGTTCAATTAATCAGGCTCAATCAAACACGCACTTTGATAACCTAGCAGATATTTTACCTGAAGACGTTTTAGATCCCGTTGGAATTCAACTTAGACAAAATTACACGGACTATAAAATGTCCAGAAAAGATTGGGAACAATCTTATACTAATGGTTTAGATCTTTTAGGATTTAAATACGATAATCGAAATGAGCCTTTTCAAGGAGCATCCGGTGCTACTCACCCAGTTTTAGCTGAAGCTGTAACACAGTTTCAAGCACTTGCTTACAAAGAATTACTTCCTGCAGATGGACCCGTTAGAACTCAGATTCTAGGAGTATCCAATCCTGCAAAAGAAGCTCAATCACAAAGAGTTAAAGATTTCATGAATTATCAACTGATGGATCAGATGAAGGAATATGAACCTGAATTTGATCAAATGTTATTTCATCTACCGCTAAGCGGTTCTACTTTTAAAAAAGTTTATTATGATGATTTATTAGGACGAGCTGTTTCAAAGTTCGTTCCAGCAGATGACCTCGTTGTTCCGTATACGGCTACCTCATTAGACGATGCGGAAGCGTTGGTCCATGTCATAAAAATTTCAGAGAATGATTTAAGAAAACAACAAGTATCTGGTTTTTACACCGACATTGAACTAACAAAACCTGTCGCTGTAGACGCAGACAAAGTAATAGATAAAAAAAGAGAATTAGAAGGAACCACTACATCAACAAGAGTAGAAAGTATGTACACGTTATTAGAGTGTCATACAAATCTGGATTTAGAAGGTTTCGAAGATGTTGGTCAAGATGGTCAACCAACAGGAATAAAATTGCCTTACGTCGTAACAATCGAAGAAGGTAGTATGAAAGTTCTTTCAATCAGAAGGAACTACGCGCCCAATGATCCACTAAGAAATAAGATCCAATATTTCGTCCACTTCAAGTTTCTGCCAGGACTAGGATTTTATGGCTTTGGACTCATTCATATGATTGGCGGTTTGAGCAGAACGGCAACGTCTGCTCTCCGTCAATTATTAGACGCAGGGACTTTATCGAATTTACCGGCAGGATTTAAGCAGAGAGGTGTCAGGGTTAAAGATGACGCTTCACCAATACAACCTGGAGAATTTAAAGATGTTGACACGCCAGGTGGTAATTTAAGAGATGCATTTGTATTTTTACCATACAAAGAACCATCAGCTACATTATTGCAGTTGATGGGAATTGTAGTTACAGCAGGACAGAGATTCGCGTCCATTGCTGACATGCAGGTCGGGGACGGGAACCAAGGCGCAGCCGTTGGGACGACCGTAGCTCTTTTGGAACGTGGTTCAAGAGTAATGTCAGCAATCCATAAAAGAATATATTCAGCCCTTAAAAAAGAATTTAAACTGTTAGCAAAAGTATTTGCACAGTATCTACCACCAGAATATCCATACGATGTTGTAGGTGGACAAAGAAATGTTAAAGTTACCGATTTTGATGACAGAGTAGACATTATGCCAATTGCTGATCCAAACATTTTTTCAATGTCGCAAAGACTAACATTGGCACAAACTGGATTACAACTTGCAATGTCTAATCCACAAATGCACAATTTATACATGGCATTTAGAAAAATGTATGAAGCGTTAGGAATAAAAGATATTGACAGAATTTTACCGCCACCAGCACCCAATGCACCTAAAGATCCGTCTTTAGAACACATTGATGCTTTAGGTGGAAAGCCTTTTCAGGCGTTTCCTGGTCAGGATCATAGAGCGCATGTTACAGCGCACTTGAATTTTATGTCAACTAACATGGTTAGAAATAATCCAGCGGTTATGGCTGCTTTACAGAAGAATATTTTAGAGCATATTAGTCTAATGGCTCAAGAACAGGTACAATTAGAGTTCAGAGAACAAATGCAACAGTTACAAATACTTTCACAACAAGCAGCAGTCAATCCGCAAGCACAACAACAGGTGCAACAAATCACTCAACAAATAGAAGCACGAAAAGCAGTGTTAATTGCAGAAATGACTGAAGACTTTATGAAGGAAGAGAAGAAAATTACATCTCAATTCGATCATGATCCACTTCTTAAACTTAAATCTAGAGAAGTTGATTTAAGAGCAATGGAAAATGAACGTAAAAAACAAGAAATGCAGAAAAAAACTGAAATTGATCAAGCTAAATTAGTCCAAAATAGAGATATTACGGATGATAAGCTTGAACAAGATGAAGAATTAGCAGAATTAAGAGCTGATACTTCAATTGAGAAGCAAGAAATGGCAAATGAGAATAGATTAACACTTGCAAGAATGAAACCGAAGGGAAATGGAAGTTCTAGATAAAAGGATTTCCCAAATTGGTAAAAATAATATAAAAGGAGGACATTATGGCATGGAATTATAAAACAGGTGGAAAAGAATTTAAGATTCCTGAGCAAAAGAAGGAAGTTGACCCTAGATCTAAAACTAGTGTCAGAGGAAAAAGCTATATTGCTACAGGTGATAAAAATTCTGTTCCAGCAAAACAGAAAAAACCGTATAAAGTAACTTGGTATTAGTATGTGGTTTAGTGCAATTAAGTTAGCGCTCAACGCTGGTTCACACATTTACAAAAAACGTCAAGAGACAAAAATGGCTATGGCTGATGCACAGCATATGCATGCAGCTAAGATGGCCCGAGGTGAGGAAGCTTACCAGGGCAAACTTTTAGAAGCCCGTCAAAACGACTACAAGGACGAGGTCGTACTTGCGATTCTCACACTGCCCATAATTGTGCTTGCCTGGGGAGTATGGTCAGACGATCCGGCGGCTATGGAAAAAATCAAAATCTTTTTTGAGCATTTTTCGGCACTACCAAGTTGGTTTACAAATTTATGGATTCTTGTCTGCGCCAGCATTTTTGGTATAAAGGGAACACAAATATTTCGTAATGGAGGAAAAAAATAATGGCAAAAAGAAGATTAAAAAGCCCTATAAAAACTATTAGCAGTATTGCACCTACTTTTGGTGACAAAAAAACAAAGGAATATTTAAAGAAACTAAAGAACAGAAGAAAGAAGTAGACATTATCAATCAAATATAATATAAGGAGAAACTATGAGAAATGATTATGGCACAAGATGGACTCCACCTAGATTCAAAGGATCTTCTGCACCTAAAAAAC